AAATATGGACCAGGTACTATTTCATTAGAAACTGGTGAATTTTTACCAAGTAAATAAAATTTTGAAAAAATTTAGTATATTTATCATAAAAATAACATAAAATGGCAGAAACATTAATTTCCCCAGGTGTATTAGCAAGAGAAAATGATCAATCTCAAGTAACTTCCCAACCAGTACAAGCAGGAGCTTGTTTAGTGGGACCAACAGTTTTAGGTAGATCTGGAATTCCTAAGTTAGTAACAACTTATTCAGAGTACTTAGCAAATTTTGGTAGTACTTTTGAAAGTGGGTCAGATACTTACTCATATTTTACATCAATTTCAGCATACAACTATTTCAATAATGGTGGTACATCATTAATTGTAAATAGAGTAACATCAGGATCATTTTCACAAGCAAATACTCAAACAGATAAAATTTATAATGATGTAGCAGGTCCATTGCTTAATGCATCTCCATACAGTTTTACAGGATCAGATGCTACTTCAGCTCAAGGTGGTACTTCAGTAGGAAGCCCTTTTACAGCTGCAGGTCAGAAAAATGGAGAAGCTGCAGATCCTGGAAATGATGCTGTATTTATAGTAACAAGAAATACAGATCTAGGAAAATTAGTTGCAGATAATACAGCAACAAATGCTCCTGCTTTATTAGCAACAATAAATGGGGGTAGTGTAGCTACTAATCTAATAGATGGTGTTTATAATACAACTACATTAAATGCAAATTCAAGTGTAGCAGGTTATTCATCAGCTACAGCTAATATAACAGTTGCGGGTAATGCTATTACGGTAGCAGAATTAACAACAACTGTTGGAGCAGGATATGTAGCTAACGATACAGTTACTTTTCCAGCAGGAGCATTTGGAACAGGTGCATTAAAATATGCAACAGCTATTACTTCATTATCTGGAACAACTAGTTCAGGATTAGCTACAGTAAATGCAGCAGCAACTGTTTCTGCATTTTCAGTTACAGGTGGAACACCAGTAACTAATGCAACTATAACAGCTAATCTTACTAAAGCTGCAGGAAAATTATTTTTAGGAGCTGATTTAAAAGTAGCTGGAGCAGCAGCAATACCTGTAGGTACATTAACAGCTGGAAGTGCTGGTACTGCAACAGTAAATCTAGACGACATAACAGGTATAACAAGATCTTCAGGAACTGGAGGTACAGTAATATTTTCAGGTGATGGAACAAATATAACAACAATAGTTGTTCAAGCTACAGGTGGAGCAAGTTATGCTCAATCTGGAACAATTTCATTTACAGCAGCTCAATTAAATGCAAATTCAACTTTAAATACTGCTTTTGGAACAATTTCAGGTAATACAATAACATTAGTACTACAAGAAGCTTTAGATATTGCTACAGAATGTACAGAAATTGACGTAGTTGGTAACGTGATAGCAAATGCAGGTAGAGGATATCAAGTAAATGACATTATTACAATAGCAGCTGCAACAATAGGACAAACAACAGATGCAACATTTACTTTAGTATCTAATGATTTAATAAATTCTGGTGTAGGTACATTTACGGTATTAGGAGGAACAAATCAAACAACTTCAAATATCTTAATTGAACCAACAAAAGTAACATTAAGTGCACAAAACACAGCTACATTTGCAATTAATGATGTTATTACAGTACCAGCAGCATCAATTGGAAATCCAGTTGCGGCTTTAGGGTCAGCAGCAGATTTAACAATTACAGTAATAGATGCAGATTTAATTGATGATGAAGCTTTCAGATTAGAAACATTAACTGATGGAATAGTAATGAATAGTGGAACATTTCCTGACCCATCAACGGGACAAACCGCAAATGGAACATTAGCACTTGGTACAGCAGATAATGTAAGATGGGAAATACAAGCTACAGATACAGCAACTGGGACATTTAGTTTAATAATTAGACAAGGTAATGATACAGCAACATCTAAAAGAGTACTTGAAATATTTCCTAATATATCGTTAGATCCTCAATCATCTAATTATATTGAAAGAATAGTAGGAAATCAGAAAAAAACACTTAATGGAGCTGGAACAGCAGATCCATATATAAGCACAGAAGGATCATTTCCAAATGCTTCTAGATATGTAAGAGTAAGTGAAGTAGGTGCTAAAACACCAAATTATTTCAATAATGATGGTTCAGCTAAAACAGCATTTTTTGATTTTCTCCCAGATGTAGCAAGTGGATCATTTGCATTAGCTGAAGGAGCATTAGTATCATCAAATCTTGATGGATTAACACCAGAAAAATATTACGATGCTATTACAGACACAAACACACAAGGATTAAAAACCTTAACTAGTGGAATGGATTCTTACACAGATGCATTTAATGTATTAGCTAATAAAGATGATTATTCTTATAACATAATATCAGCTCCTGGTTTATATCTTGCATCTTCAATGATGGCAACACCATTAAATACATTAATTTCAAATACAGCAACAAGAGGAGATGCTATAGCAATTATAGATTTAGTTAGCTACACAGGTGGAACTGTTCAAACAGCAAAAGATCAAGCAGCTACACTAGATAATTCATATGCTGCATCTTATTGGCCATGGGTACAAATAGTAGACCCAGACACAAGAAATTTAGTATGGACGGTGCCTTCATCGATGATTCCTGGTGTGTACGCGTATAATGACCGAACAAGCGAAGCTTGGTTCGCTCCCGCTGGTATTAACAGAGGTGGCTTAAATACGGTAGTACAAGCACAAAGAAAATTAACTCAAACTAATAGAGATGATTTATATGTTGGTAAAGTAAACCCAATAGCTACATTCCCAGGAAGAGGAGTTGTAGTATTTGGACAAAAAACATTACAAACAGCAGCATCAGCGTTAGATAGAATAAATGTTAGAAGATTATTAATAGCATTAAAATCATACATTGTACAAATTGCTGATAACTTAGTATTTGAACAAAACACAGCTGCTACAAGAAACAATTTCTTGTCGCAAGTTAACCCATATTTAGAGTCAGTACAACAAAGACAAGGTTTATACGCGTTTAAAGTTGTTATGGATGCTTCTAACAATGGACCAGATGTAGTTGACAGAAACCAAATGGTAGGTGCGATTTATATCCAACCAACAAAAACTGCTGAATTTATTTACTTAGATTTCAACATTTTACCAACTGGAGCTCAATTTCCATCATAAGAAGTATAAAACATAATATGTATAATAAAATAAAATAACATAAAATGGCAGTATTAAACCCAAATGAAATGTTTTTCACAGCTTTTGAACCAAAAGTTGCTAACAGATTTATAATGTATGTAGATGGAATACCATCTTATATGATTAAAGAAGTAGGTGAAATCACTTTAGAACAAGGAGAAATCGTACTAAATCACATTAACACTTACAGAAAAGTAAAAGGAAAAGCTAAGTGGGGTGATTTAAATATGACACTATATGATCCAATCACACCATCAGGAGCACAAGCTACTATGGAGTGGGTTAGATTACATCATGAATCAGTAACTGGTAGAGATGGTTACTCTGATTTCTATAAGAAAGATTTAACAATCAACGTATTAGGACCTGTAGGTGATGTAGTATCTGAATGGATTATAAAAGGTGCATTTATTAAAAACGCAACATTTAAAGGATTTAATTGGGATGAAGAAGCGCAAGCTCAAGATATCCAATTAGTATTAGGAATGGATTACTGCGTGTTAAATTTCTAAAAAAGAAATTACATATATTAAAGAATAGCTTGGCTTCGGTCAAGCTTTTTTTTATATTATATGTATACTCGAAATTAAGTTATAACTAAATAAAAGATATGAGCATAGATAAACCAAAATTCCCAACAGAATTTGTAGAATTACCTTCAAAAGGATTACTTTACCCTGAAGATAATCCACTATCAAGTGGAAAAGTTGAAATAAAATATATGACAGCTAGAGAAGAAGATATATTAACAAATACTTCTTATATTAGTGATGGTACAGTATTAGATAAATTACTACAATCATTAATTATATCAAAAGATATAGATTATAATGATTTAATTATAGGTGATAAAAATGCACTATTAATATCAGCAAGAATATTAGGTTATGGTAATGATTATGATTTTATGTGGATGGGTGAGCAGGTAAAAGCTGATTTATCTCAAATGGATAATAAAAAAATAGACGAGTCTATATTTGAAAAAGGTAAAAATGAGTTTTCTTACATATTCCCTACATCAGGTACTACAATTACTTTTAAATATTTAAATCATGCAGATGAAATTGCAGTAAATAAAGAAATTAAAGGATTACAAAAATTAAATAAAGATGCAAATCCACTTATTTCAACTCGTATTAAACGAATGATTATATCAGTTGATGGAAATGAAGATAAAAAAGAAATTAGAGAATTTGTAGATAATTATCTGTTAGCAAGAGATTCTAGAGCATTTAGAAATCATATTAGAGATACACAGCCGGACGTAAATCTAACAGTTTCAGTAGAAACTAGAGACGGTGAGGAGGACGTAAATATACCTATAGGTATTAGGTTTTTTTGGCCTGACGCCGACTTATAGAGTAGCACTTTTTACACAAATCCACGAAATAGTATTTCATGGTAAAGGTGGATATGATTGGCATACAGTATATGATATGCCTATATGGTTACGTAAATTTACTTTTATTAAAATTCAAAACCACTATGCTGAAGAACAAGAAGCTATAAAAAAAGCAAAAGGAAAAAGTAGTGGTGCTAAGTCTGTAACTACTGACGGTAAAGTAACATCTCCTGAATTCTTAAAAAATGCAAAATCACCATCAAAATCTAAACCAAACTACACAACTAAAATGTCTAAGAAGTAACAATTTTTGATATTTATAATAAAATTAACCATTAATGGCTTCTTTAAATATAAATGATATTAATAAGCAAATACAACTACTTAGAAAAGAACTAGGTAAAGTTGCAAAAGCTGATTTTTTA